TATAGAGGAAAGAGCGATGATTGACCTAGACACGATAGCTGGTAGAATGTTGGACTTGGAAACTAAGTACTATGAAATGCAGGACAAGTATCAGTTACTCATTCACCACTATGAAGACTTGAAAGCGGAATATGAAGCGTATCGTATTGGACATAGAGACAACCTTAGATCACAACACGATTTGGATGGTGGTAACTAAGGACATTGACACTGGAGAAGTGAACGTATGGAAAGCAGCAGACAGCCTCGTGGAGTATTTAAAGGACGTTACATTGATAGTAGCCCACAACGGGATAAGCTTCGATTTCTCGATACTCAACAGGCTTTGGAGTACGAAGATTCGCTTGAACCAAGTGTACGATACACTGATAGCCTCAAGACTGCTAGATCCCTCAGTAGAGAACGGTCACAGCTTAGACGCATGGGGCAACAGGATGGGGACAGTTAAGAAGGTTGACTACAAAAGGATATGGGAATGGCTGATGGAAAGACGAGAGGATTACAAAGGTGAGTGCTTCAACATTCCTCACATGGCTCTTCTGGAGTATTATTGCATTAGGGACGTTGAGGTCACTTGCAATCTTTATACTCATCTTACTGATGAACTCACTAAGAAAGACTTTTCACAAGAAAGCCTTGCTCTTGAGCATAAGGTAGCAGCTATCATCTCTGAACAGGAACGTAATGGATTCAAACTCGATCAAGTCTATGCAACTTGCTTACTTGCTGACATCAAAGGAAAGATGGCTGGAATCTATGAGCAGATGCAAGAGAGATGGCCTCCAACAGTCACACCAAGGTTCCACAAGACCAATGGAAGGCCCATCAAAGACTGCGTTGATACTTTCAATCCCGGAAGTAGAAAGCAGATCGGAGAGAAGCTGATGGAGCTAGGATGGAAGCCTAAGATGTTTACTGAGAAGGGTCAAGCTATTGTCGATGAGTCTGTGCTTGCTAAGGTTCCTCTACCTGAGGCTCAAATGATCGCTGAATATCTGATGTTGCAGAAACGTGTAGCTCAGATTGAAAGCTGGTTAGAGGCTGTAGGTAAGGATGGTAGAGTACATGGTAAGGTAATAACGAATGGAGCTGTAACTGGTAGGATGACACACAGTAGTCCTAACATGGCACAGATTCCTAATGCTGGGAGTATTTATGGGCCGGAGTGCAGAGAGTGTTGGACTGTGGAAAGCGGTAATGTATTGGTTGGCTGTGACGCTAGTGGCCTTGAGCTGCGTATGCTTGCACATTATATGAAGGATGATGAATATGTTAAGACATACACAGAACCAGAAAGCTGCGGGCCTTGAAACGAGGGATCAAGCTAAGACCTTTATTTACGCATTCCTATACGGTGCAGGGCCAGCTAAGATTGGTTCCATTGTCGGTGGTAATGCTAAGGCGGGACAGAAGCTTATCGATTCCTTCCTTAAAAACACACCTTCCCTACAACGTCTTAGAGATACGGTTAGTAGATATGCGGGTAAGGGCTTTGTACCGGGGCTTGATGGTCGTAAGATATGGGTTCGCTCAGAACACGCTGCCCTCAATTCGCTCCTTCAAGGGGCTGGGGCGATTGTGATGAAGAAAGCTTTAGTATTATTTTATGATAAGACTAAGGCTAACAAGTGGCCTGTGAAGCTAGTAGCTAATGTCCATGATGAATTTCAACTTGAAGTTCCTAGGGAATATGCTACAATGGTAGGTGAGGCTGCAAAGCAAAGTATTGTTGAAGCTGGTTTACATTTCAAGCTTCGTTGTCCACTAGATGGGGAGTACAAGATTGGTAACAACTGGCGTGAAACACATTGATAAGAATCAAATACTATTTAATGTTGAAGGTGAAACTTTCAGGATTAAGATAGGAGAGGATCTAGATCTTGAAGAGGTATACACTGTGCTACTATCTGCACTTGTGTACTTGGAAGATCTGGCATCGGGTAATACAGCTCACCCGTCACAAGAGCTGCATTAAGTTTACGAGAGTAAACGTAGATAGTAAAAGGAAAATGAAATGAGTATTGATACATTGAAACCCGTTAAAGTTGCTGGTGAAATCTTCTGGAGTAACTGGATGAACACCTTTAACACTAAGTTTAACGAAGACAACAAGAAGTACGAATGTACCATTGGTAACTTGAGTGATGCAGCTTGTGAGAAGCTTAAAGAGCTTGGCATCAACATCAAGAACAAAGAGAGCATGGGTAACTTCATTGTTGCTAAGTCAACTTACTTGTTCACACCTGTGGATGAGGAAGGCAATCCTGTAGACATTGCCAAGATGGGTAATGGTACTAAGTGTCACGCAGTTATCTCATCATACCGTCACAAGATGTCAGCTAAGTTCGGTGCAGCTCCTTCGATTAAGAAGTTGATTGTTACTGAACTGAAGGTGTACGTTCCTGAAGGTGCTGAGGAAGCAGAGACTGCTGATGACATCCTCTAAAAAGCCAACTGAGGCTATTGTAGATGCTGACTTTTTAGTTTATAAAGTTGGCTTCTCCAATGAGGAGGAAGAGGAACGGTGGGCACTAAATCGACTCACAGAGTGGTTTACCGACATCATCTATATGCGTCTGAAGTGTGATGACTACAGAGCTTGGATTACAGGTAAAACTAACTTTAGATTCGAGGTAGCTACCACTGTTCCTTACAAAGGTAATCGTAAGGATGCTCCCAAGCCTAAGCACTATGAGGCTCTTCGTAAACATCTAATGAAGCTTGGTGCTAAGATGTCTGAGAGTAAAGAGGCTGATGACTCTGTAGGCATAGCGTCCACTGAAGGTAACTACTGGATCGTCCACGTTGACAAGGATCTAGATCAGTTACCGGGGTGGCACTATAATCCTGTAAAGGATGAGGAGTATTATGTTACTGAGTTTGAAGGCTTGTACAGTTTCTACAAACAGATTCTTACAGGTGACAGAGTTGATAACATTGAAGGTATCAGAGGTATTGGCCCTGTAAAGGCTGATAAGATTCTTAAAGACTGTACAACCGAAGAGGAATTATATGCAGCTTGTATCAAAGCTTATGACGGTAATACTGACAGGGTACTGGAAAACGGTAAGCTCCTATGGCTAAGAAGAGAACCAAACCAAATGTGGCAACCTCCTTCGAGCTTGCAGGGTCAGTCTGGAACGTAGTCTACGCAGATCACATGGAAGACATGGGCAAATGTGATCCTGAGAAGCAAACCATTAGCATACGTACTGGAATGAATAAGCAGTCTACTGAGCAGACCTTCTACCATGAGTTAGTTCATGCCATTCTGTTTACAATGGGTAAGTTAAACCACGAAGAAGAGTTTGTAGATACCTTTGGAGCTTTCTTGCACCAGTATCACATTACTAAGGAGTACCATGAAGCCGAAGCGTAAGAAGCCACTGACAATTAGACAAGTAGCTTTGAAGCATGGTTTCAGATCAGGTTTAGAGGATAAGATAGCTGAGAGATTGAAAGCCTTAGAAGTTCCATTTGAGTATGAGAAGCTAGTGATTGCATATACGCAGCCTGAGAAGAAACGTACATACACTCCTGACTTCCTGTTACTTAAGAATGGTATTATCATTGAGAGCAAGGGTAGATTCGTAACTGCTGATAGACAGAAACACTTGATGGTGAAGGAACAACACCCTGAACTTGACATTAGATTTGTCTTCAGTAATTCTAAATCTAAACTCTCAAAGGTAAGCCAAACTACATACGGGGATTGGTGCACTAAGCATGGATTCAAGTATGCCGATAAAGATATTCCAACATCATGGTTAAATGAAAGAGGTTCTAAATATGATAAATAATCTTATTGAAGCAATGATGAAGTCTCCTGAGATTAAGAATGCTTGGGAAGACTTTACAGATGCTATCACAGTTGAGACTATGAAACAAAGTTACTTGAACACTATCAATGGTGGCTGGAGTAGTCATCCTGAAGACATTGCAAGTAACAAAGAAGTCAATGAAGCTCTTGCTGTATGCCTAAGATACTTCATGGTTAGTAGTGCTGCTGAGGAGTTTTTAAAGGAGGCTCAAAGTGAATGTGAATCTGATTAAGGAACACTCTAATGGTGATGCAACATTTCAGTTTGATCTCACTAACGAAGAAGCTAAGGCATTGCTTACCTTTGGTATCTTAGAAGCCATCAAAGCTG